GCTGAGGATCCTCTGATGAAAAATCCAACCCTTCCGTCCCGTGGCGGCAGCTACACCCGCAGCAAGAATGGCAAGCTCATCCGCAAGGAGGGTCCGGTGGCTCAAGAGCCTCTCGAAGAGGCCGCAGCGCCTGCTGAAGAAACATCGGAAAAGGAGGCTTAAATGGCCCTTAAATGGAAATCCAAGATCCTGCTGGCGAAGCTGGAGACGACGTACAACACTGACGCTGAACCGACTGCGGCGGCAAACGGTATCCTCGCCACGGACATCACGCTGACACCAATGGAAGGCAGCGACGTCAGCCGCAATCTCGAAATCCCCACCTTGGGCGCTCAAGGATCGGTGCCGATTGATGTTCACGCGAAGCTTACCTTCAACGTGGAATTGGCCGGGTCTGGTGCGGCAGGTACTGCACCCGCCTGGGGACCGTTGATGCGCGGCTGTGCCGTGGCCGAGACGATCACGGCCGACACGTCTGTCACCTACAACCCCGTCAGTGATGATCACGAAAGCCTGTCGGTCTATTTTCTGATCGAGGGCACCCAGTTCGTGCTGACCGGCGCGCGCGGTAACTGCACGATCGACTTCACGACCTCGGCCATTCCCTATCTCAAGTTCGAATACTGGGGACTGTTCAATCAACCGAGCGAAGAGACGCGGGTGAACCCCACGCTGACGGCGTTCAAAAAGCCGCTTGCTGTGACCAAGGCCAATACGCCGACATTCACGCTGGCTGGTGTATCGCTCGTGATGCGGTCCTTGATGCTCAATCTCGGAAATGCGGTTGAGCCACGGTTCCTGGTCGGGTCGGAGGGCATTCTGATCACCGACAAGGAAGAGAGCGTCGAAACGAAAGTGGAAGCGGTGCCGCTCGGGACGCTCAATCCGTTCACGATGGCAGCTGATCAGACAGATGTTGCGATCAGCCTTGTGCACGGACTGACCGCTGGGAACATTGCGACCCTCGCGATCACAAAAGCGCAGATGCAGAGGCCTCAGGGTCTCGAGAATGCTCAGAACATCGTGGAGTGGCCGCTTCGCCTGGTCCCGATCCCGACGGTCGGCAACGACCAGTGGTCTCTCACCCTCACGTAATTCGAAAGGAACGCTGCAATGTTCAAGATCAATCAGTCACCGACATTCACCCGCGATGTGTCGATCCAGATCCCCGATGGTGAAGGCTTTACCGAAGCGGAGCTGAAAACCACGTTCCGAGCCATGCCGATTTCCGAAGCAGACGGGTTCGACCTCAGCACAGGTACGGGCACGCTCGATTTTCTAAAGGCCGTCGTCGTGAGCTTCGACAATCTGGTCGATGACGACGACAACCATGTCCCGTCGACACCCGAACAGATCAGCCAGGAACTGGACAAGGCCTATGTCCGCCTCGGTCTGGTCAGCGGCTATTTCAAAGGGCTGCACAAGGGCACGTTGGGAAACTGAAGGCCGCGGGGGCTGCATGGGCAAAAGGATCGCCCAATGAGACCCCGCGGCAAGATGATGCGAATTCGGATGCCGCACTGCTCGGGATCGATCTGGGGCAGTACCAGGACAACACCGGAACCGAAGAGCTTGAGCTGTGGCCTTGGCATCTTGAGGCACTCGAAGCGTTCTTCACGATTTGCTCGCAATGGCGGGTGATCGCAGTCGGTGCCCGGATCATGCCCGTCGGCCTCGACTATAACGCAGCCCAGTCCGGGCTGCAGCTGGCTGGCCTCACCGTCGACGCGGACATGTGGGGCGACATCAGAACCATCGAGCAAGGTGCTTTGGCTGAAATTCGGAGAATGATGTGAGCGGCTTCAAGACCAGTCTTTATGTCGGAGGGGATGCGACCGGGGCGAAGAAAGCCTTGGCCGAGACCACCTCCGCATTGGGCGGGACCCAGAAGGCCACAGACAGTCTGAACAAAAGCACCGCTGCGCTGGATCAGTCGACCCGATCCGCCGCAAACGAAAACAGCAACTTTGCGACCGGTGAGAAGGCTGTTCAGCAGGCTGTCACGAGATCCAATACCGCCGTCCAGCAGCGCATCGAGCGCCTGACCGGCTACGGTTCAGCGACCAACAGTGCGCGCCAAAGTGCGGCAGCATTTGGCGGCACGATTGATCAGAACAAAGCCAGCTTCGATGCGATGCGCATGTCGATCGACCCGGTCTATCGCGCTTCCAAGCAGTACGAAGCTGTCGTTGAAGAAACCCGCCGCTCGGTCGCAGCCGGCGCTGCAACCCAGGCCGAAGCGAACCGAGTTCTTGCTCTGGCTGAAGCCCAGTATCTGGCAACCGGTCAAAGCGCCCAGATCATGGGACGGTCAAACAATGCGGCAGCGGGTCAGATGGGCAACCTGGTCGCGCAGTTCAACGACATTGGCGTGATGATGGCTGCCGGGCAGAACCCGCTGACCCTCGCGCTTCAGCAAGGTACTCAGATCAGCCAGGTCATCGGCCCTATGGGCGCGGCGGGTGCGGTGAAGGCGCTCGGCGGTGCGTTCTTGGGCATGCTGAACCCAGTCAGCTTGATCACGATCGGGTCTATCGCTGCGGGTGCGGCCATGGTCGGATGGCTGACTGGTGCAGGCCCTGAAGCTGAAAAGCTGGAAGATCGTGTCGACAAGCTGGCTAGCTCCGTCGATCGCTACGCCAGCTCGGCAGAACTTGCACGCAATTCGACGGGCGAGATGGCTGAAGGATTTGGGAGCGCTTCTGCGGCGGCTCAATCCTATTTCGAAAACCAGCAAAAGATCGACCGTGCGAATGCCCTTGATAATCTTCGCGGCAGCGTCGTTGCCTTAGCTGGCGAAATGCAAATCCTGACCGAGAGGCAGAAAGCTAACCTCAACAGCGATCTGTTTGGCAATCAATTCCCTGAAATAGAACGCCTTCGGTCTGAGTACCAGCTGACAAAGGAGGAGGCATTTGCACTTGATGCCGCCGTATCCAAACTTGGAGACGCAAGCGGGCCGCAGGATGCGATCAACGCAGCAACAGCGCTGAGTAGCTTGCTATTCGAACTCTACGGAAATGCAGACGACATCCCCGCACAGTTCTTGGCGATTGCTGATCAGGTAAGAACCCTCGTTGAAGAAAGCGGCAAGCTGGTTGCTGTCGAGGATCAGCTTCAATCGGGTCGGCGCGCCATTGAGCCAGAGTTTGAACGCCAGATCGCTTGGAACGAAAAGATCGTTCAGCAAAAGAGAGAAGAGCTGGAGCTTCAAGGCAAAATATATGGGTTTTATGCCAGTTCCCGGCAGGCTTCTGATACTGCCGCCTCACAGGGTCAGGCTCTTCTTGATCAACTGACCCAGCAAGCTGAAGTCCAAGCACTTGTTGCACGCTATGGAGCGAACAGCCGCCAGGTGGCTGAAGCACGGATCGCTGCAGAGCGAGAGATATTTGAGCGGACACGGCTGACTGCGGATATGTCGCAGTCCTTGAGAGATGCCATCATGGCTGCCTGGGACGCGGCCAACGCTCTCTCGCTCGTAGATATCGCGGCAGGCATTTCCCCGGCGGTGGCACAAGCCGCAGCCCTTGCCCAAAACCTCGGGATTGCGTTGAACGAGGCGCTGTCGCTGCAAAACATGCAGGCCGGTGCTGTCTACAGTGGGCGCGGCGACGGGATGGCTGAGGTACGCGCGCGCCGAGGTGAGACCGACAAGACCGACGGCCGCTTCGTTTATACCGGTCCCCGCCTGGACGCGAACAACAACCCCATTGTCAATAAGACGCGCTCCGGAGGCGGTGGCGGCAGTGCGGCCAATGCTCTCAAGAAAGAGCGGGAAGCCGTCACGGACCTGATCAGCGGTCTGGAAGACGAGCTGGCGATTTTGCGCGAGACCGACCCGGTTCAGCAAGAGATGCTGCGCCACCGCGAAAAACTTGCCGGCGCAACTGAAGCCGAACGGGCCAAGATCAGCGAACTGATCGCGACCCGCAACCGCGAGAAGACCGCCGTCGATGAGCAGAAGGCAGCGTGGGACAGCTACCGTGACATCGCCCATGGCACCTTTGAGGATCTGCGTCGCAGCGGTGGCGATCTTGGCGGTGTACTGGACACGCTATCAGGCAAGATCCAGGACATGGCGTTTCAGGCGCTCCTGTTGGGGGAAGGCCCGTTGGCTCAACTCTTCGGGACGTCAGGCGGCGGTGGCCTGATTGATCTGGCCCTCGGTGCCATTTTCCCCGGTCAAAAGCCAGCAGGTCAAAAGCTTGCCGTCGGCGGTATGGTCTATGGTCGCGGCGGCGGAAAGTCGGATCAGGTGCCGCTCTGGGGGTCCCCCGGCGAATACATGGTCAATGCCAAAGCGACGGCGAAAAACCGGACACTGTTGGAGATGATCAATGCCGGGGCTGACATTCCCGGATTTGCAAACGGCGGGCAGATTGGCGGCCCATCCGGTGGGTTCGGTGGCATCGACATGCGCCCGCAGATCACCATCGAGAACCACTCGAGCGCCTCGATCACACAAACCCGTCAGGAGAGTGTTGACAGTCAAGGGCGACGCAGCACCAAGCTTGTCCTGGCAGACGCAGTCGGCGACGCAATGACCCAGTCCGGCGGCGGTGCCAAGCGGGTGCTGAGCAACCGGTACGGTCTGCGGCAAAAAGGGGCGCTGAGATGAGCGTTCCGACATGGCCAATCGACCTGCCCAGACCCCAGCGGGAAGACCTTCAGGTCCAGATCAACGATCCCCGTCTTCGCAAGCCGACCGAGACAGGGCCCCCCGGCTATCGAAGACGCTGGTCCAGTGTCGCCCGTACGGTCACTTTGTCGATCGACGTGCCGCGCAGCCTGAAGGCCGTCTTCGACCGGTTCTATGAGTTTGAGACGAAGTTCGGCAGCTTGCCCTTCTGGATGCCCGATCCCATGACCGATGGCTGGCCATTGCTTGACGCTTCCGGCAACCCTTTGCTGACCAACGACGGCCTTCCAATCCTGCTGTCGGCCCAATGGCTCTGCCTTTTCGGAGAAGAGACGCCGGTGCAAAGCATCCGGGGCATCCGGTTCGTCATCGCGTTTTCCGTGACGGTGATGCCATGAGACGGGTCTCCCTGAACGCGCGCACGGCGTTTGACGCCCCCTCCACGGCCGAGATCGAGATCGCGCTGATCATGATCGAGCATCCGGAGCTTGACGCACCTGTCCGTCTTTCGACGGATCCGACCGAGCGGCTTTGGGTTGACCCGTTGATGTATGGGACGCGCTCCACCTGGATGGACAGTGACCCAGCCAATGAGCCCTTTCTGTTCATTCTCGCGTCGACGGATGTTCCAAGCGATCTGGAAGATGCCCCGGCGGCCGCCAACATTGTGGTTGAGAATGTGGACAGCGACATCGCCGCGCTGCTTCGTTCTTTTACCGACCGTCCGACCGTCCATATGGCCGTTGTCCTGGCAGGGTCTCCGGATCTCGTTGAGGTGGAATTTCGCGGGATGGTGATGGTCGCGGCTGATGGTAACGCGGGTTCGGTCAGCCTTCAGGTGAGCCGTGCGCCGGTCGAAGAAGAAAGCGTCCCCATGGACCGCTTTACCAAAGACCGCTTTCCGGGACTGTTTCGATGAGCTGGTCAAACACATATGTCGGCATCCCTTACCAGGACCTCGGCCGGTCTGTCACCGGATGCGATTGCTGGGGGCTGGCCAAGGTCGTCTATCAGGCGGAACTTGGTCTGACTCTGCCCGACTATCGGGATGGATACGTTAGCGCCGAGGAGCAGGCAGAGGTCGCATCCCTGATCGGGAAAGAGACCGCCACATCGATCTGGTCGGTTGTCGAAGAGCCGATCGCGTTCGATCTCCTGCTGTTTCGGCATGGCCGTCTTGAGAGCCACGTGGGGATCTACGTGCGGCCCGGCGTGATGCTGCACATGGCAACCGAAGATCAGGCCAAGCATGAGGACTACCTCTCGCCCCGCTGGCACCGTCGCCT